TAAAGACTTTTTACAATATGACTTTACTGCAGACAACCACTTTACAGAATTAAAAGAACAAGAGATTCTTAGAGAAAGATTAGATGCACTTAGTACTGCTAGTGAATATGTCGGAAAATACTTCAGTCAAGAGTACGTTAGAAAGTATATTTTACGACAAACAGAAGAAGAGATTAAGGACATTGACGCCCAAATCAAGTCTGAAAAAGAAGACGGTGTGGGACAAGATGACCAAGACGGTTTTTACAACTCGAATGATATGGAGTAATATATGAGTGAAATAGCGAAAGACATAGTAAATGCAGTAGAAAAAAGTGAATTGCAAACAGCAAAAGAACTTATTCAACAGGGCATTAAAGAGAAAGCTGCACAAGCGGTAGACTTCAAAAGAGTTGAAAGTCAGACTAACTGGACGGACGTTCCTACGGATAAAGTAGAAGGTTAGTATGAAAAGTTTTAGTGCTATTGCACAAGAGTTACATGAAGCGAAGTTTAAACTTCCTTCAGGACACAAAGAACTCGAACATGATAGTGTTAAGATAGGTGGAAAACTTGTTGACATAGTATATGCAATGAGTAAAGGTAAAGTACACGCATTTGTAAATGGTCAAAACTTTACGGGGACTAGTCCTTACAAAGACCTAAAAAGTGCAAAGAAAGAATTTAAAGACATCAAAAAGATTATGAAAAATATGGGTGAAGATTTTGATGTTACAATAGAGGAAATAGTAAATGAAATTAATAGCAGAGTTTAACGATACGATTGCTCCCATAATCACCGAATCAAAAAACGGTGGTAAAGACTACTTTATAGAAGGTGTCTTTATGCAATCAGATATTAAAAACAGAAACGGTAGAGTCTATCCTAAAGCAATTATGGAGAAGGAAGTTAACCGTTATAAGAAGGAGTTCGTAGAGAAAGACCGTGCATTCGGTGAACTAGGACACCCTGAAGGCCCAACTATTAATCTCGATAAAGTATCTCACTTAATCCAATCACTAGAATTGGAAGGTAAAAACTATGTGGGTAAAGCAAAAGTTTTAAGTACTCCAAATGGAGAGATTGTAAAAGCTCTCATCAACGATGGTGCAAAACTCGGAGTATCTTCTAGAGGACTTGGTTCTTTAGAACAAAAGGGAAATGCACAATATGTGAAAGACGATTTTCAACTTGCAACTGCAGGTGATATAGTCGCTGACCCGTCTGCTCCTGAGGCATTTGTCGAAGGAATTATGGAAGGTGTTGAGTGGGTTTATCAGAATGGTATTCTTACACAACTTCAAGTAGAGGATATGCAGAAAGAATTAAGGTCTGCTAAACTGAATAAACTTGAAGAAACGAAGTTAAATCTATGGAAAAGGTTCGTTGAGAGTCTATAACATATAAATAAAATAAAGTAATACATAAAGTATTAAAACAGGAGAAAAAAATGGCAGAGTTAGAAAATAACCTAGAAACAGTTGATGAAACTGTTGAAACAGTTCTAGAGGCAGGGCAACCTGATGCTAAAGCTGAGAAAGGTGACAAAAAACCCGTCAAACAAGGTTCATCCGATGCTGAATCAATAGAGTCAGGCAAAGCGGAAGTCGTCCCAGTTGAAACCAATCCTGTTGACAAAGCAGTTAAAGCAGTAAAAGACGCTGAGAAGAAAGTCCCTTCAAATGAAGGCGACCCTCAGAAGAAAGGTGCTGGTAAGGCTGAAAAGCAAGAGAAAATCAAAGAAGATGCTAAACCTTCAAAGATGGAATCAATTAAAGCTATAGTCAACAATATGAAGGAAATGACTAAGGAAGAACTTCAGAAAGTATTGTCTACAATATCAGAATCTGAAGAGGACGAAAGTTTGACTAAAGCGGAAGTTGCGAGAGCAGTTGTTGAGTCTTTGAAGACTATGGACGAAGACAAAGTAGGAGAAATCCTTGAGTCTATGTCTGAAGAGGTTACTGAAGAAGTAACTGAAGAAGATGCAGTTGCAGAAGAAGTTTCTGCAGACGTTGAGTCTTCACTAGTCGAGATTGAAATAGATGACGACCTATCAGCAATCTCAGAAGCACTAGACCTATCTGAAGAAAATTCAGAGAAAGCTAAAACAATCTTTAAAGCTGCTGTACAATCAAAAGTACAGGAAGTCAAAGAAGAACTTGATGTTAAATATCAAGACGAATTAAAAACTACAGTTGATGCAGTCAAAGCTGACCTTTCGGAAGGTGTTGACAAGTACTTAACATATTGTGCAGAAGAGTGGACGAAAGAAAACGAACTCGCAATAGAACGTGGTTTGAGGTCAGAAATGACAGAAAACTTTATCGAAGGATTAAAAACATTATTCGTAGAACACTACGTTGATGTTCCTGAAGACAAGTACGATGTTATTGATGAACTCGCAAATCGTCTCGAAGAGATGGAAGCAAAACTTGACGGTGAAGTGTCTAATAATATGGCAATCACTGAAGAGTTAGACCAACTCAAGAGAGGCAACGTTGTATCAGAAGCGTCTTCGGACTTGACTGATACACAAAAAGAGAAACTTTCTTCACTTGCTGAAGGAGTAGACTACAAAGATGAAGCAGACTTCGCTGAGAAGATTGCAGAAATCAAAGAAGCATACTTCAAAGTAGACGGAGAGAAAGTTGAGGTGGAAACTAATATCCAAGAGGGTGCAAACGAATTCGAAGTTGAAGAAACAGAGAAAGTCGCAAATCCTGTAATGGAAAAGTATTCATCTGCAATAACCAAACTTAACCCTTTATAAGGTTAGGTTTTATTTTAAAGGAAAAATAAAATGTTTTTATCAGAAAACTTACAAGAAAAGTGGCAACCGATTCTAGAACATTCCGATTTACCAAAAATCGAGGATAACTACAAGCGTGCTGTTACTGCAGTAATTCTTGAAAACCAAGAGAAAGCTCTCGCAGAGCAGAACTTGCAAGAAGCTGCGCCTTTAAATGCTACTGGAACAGGTATTTCTAACTGGGATCCGATTTTAATCTCCCTAGTAAGACGTGCTATGCCAAATCTCGTTGCATACGACATTTGTGGAGTTCAACCAATGACTGGCCCTACTGGATTAATCTTTGCTATGAAAGCAAGATATAACGATTATCCTTCAGGAACTAGATTAACTAAATCTGAAGCTATGGGAATAGACGAAGTACAGAGTGATTACTCTAGTGCTGCTAACCCAACAGCTGCAGGCCCTTTAGCTGCTCAAAACCAAGACCCGTTTAACGGTTCTTATGCATCTGACACAGGTAGTGGTATGTCCACAGCTAGTGCAGAAGCACTTGGTGATGTTGAAGCATCTAATGGTTTCGCTCAGATGGGTTTCTCAATTGAGAAAGCTACAGTTACTGCTAAGTCAAGAGCATTAAAAGCTGAGTACACACTCGAACTTGCACAAGACCTTAAAGCAATCCACGGTCTTGATGCAGAATCAGAATTAGCAAATATTCTTTCATCAGAAATTCTTGCTGAAATCAACAGAGAAGTTGTCAGAAACGTTAACATACAAGCTAAAACAGGTGCAGCCGCAACTGCTTCAGCAGGTACGTTCAATTTAGACGTTGACGCTAACGGACGTTGGTCAGTTGAGAAATTTAAAGGATTATTGTTCCAAATCGAAAGAGAAAGCAACGCAATCGCTAAAGAAACAAGACGTGGTAAAGGAAACTTTATTCTTTGTTCTTCAGACGTAGCTTCTGCATTGTCAATGGCAGGTGTATTAGATTACGCTCCTGCTCTTTCTACTAACCTAAACGTTGATGACACAGGCAATACATTTGCTGGTGTTCTTAACGGAAGAGTTAAAGTATACATCGACCCATATGCTGGTGTTGATTACTTAACTGTAGGTTACAGAGGAACTAACCCTTATGATGCAGGTATGTTCTATTGCCCATACGTTCCATTACAAATGGTTCGTGCAGTTGGCGAGAACACATTCCAACCAAAAATCGGTTTCAAAACTAGATATGGTATGGTTTCAAATCCATTCGTAGGTGCTACACCTGCTGACGGACTTGCATCTGCAGGTACTAACCAGTACTACAGAAAATTTGCAGTTTCTAACATTCTGTAAATCAAAAGTTTTAATTAACTTTAAAAAGGAACCTTCGGGTTCCTTTTTTTTGTCTCAGATAAGCGAAACCCCAGTCACTTCTCACTCTTCAGCAGGTTAACTGGGGTCTCTAGTTGAGGTCTTCTATCTCACAATCGTTATTTGTTTTTGACTCCTATCTTTCAAGGCAAGGTAACGAACCTCGGTTTCTCTCAACGTAACTTTAAAAATCTCCTTCGGCAACTTGAACACAAGTGGTTCCTCTTTGTCTCCACATATCAACAACTTTGTTTCTATCGTCAAAGACAATGTCGATTTTTCCACCGAACTCTTCGAATTTATCTGCAAGGTCGGATTTAAACTCTTCATCGGGTCTAAAGTCACCATCGGGTCTCAAGAACAAACCTTTATGACCGTCACCAATCCACTCAGAAATTTGTTTCTCAGTAACAGTTCTTTGTGACTCATTTCTCGCAGAGAAGAATGCAACATCGTCACCTCTTGCAATATGTCTTTTTGCAATATCACAAACCCACTTAACAGGAGTATCAAAAACCGTTGAGGCTTTAAATGCAGTCCAGTCTGCAGGTCTTTGGATAACGTGATGTCTTCTATGTTCTACATCGGCGATAGTTCCGTCAACGTCAAAGATAATAGTTTGTTTTTCCATACTGCTAGTATATCAAAAAATGCAACCCATTGTCAACTGTTTTTAGCATATTTTTTCGCACTAAATACAAGGTACAATAAAGTACATTACACATACACACACAGGAGAAAAATATGAGTAATTCAGGAAAATCAGGGTTC